TCTCCTCCCGTCCACTGTCCTTCAGCGCCTGTGGGAGTAACTTGTTTGTTAAAACCCGGTAAAAATTCTATTTTTTGTAGCATAAAAATCCTCTTTTATAACTATAACAGATTTTAGGGATAATCAACAGATTTAAAGCAAGGGGAATCTGTGGTGGATCATCCCCTCACCAGCGTAGTGTGTATACTATTTTTTAGGGATTGTAAAGCCTTTATACCAGGCTGGAAGTCCTAAGAATGGACGCCGGTCAAATCTATTTGGTTTAGCGGTTTTCTTTTTAGCATCATTATAGTGTAAAAAAACTTGGCCACAGTCTTTACCTTTAAATTCTTCTCGCCAATGTTCGAGATCACATCCAGAATAAATAAGCATATCTCCTGGTTCTAGTTCTACTTTGATACCTGCTTGACCTTTTTTTCCAGTTGGATCTAGATAAATTGGCCATGGATCTCCTCCTAGATTTAAGGTAGTAGAGACTTCGCATGAATATCTATCTTTATGTCGATGAAGAACATCTGCTGTTTTATAAATTCTGGCATAGGAATAAGTTTCATTTAACTTATAACCTGTTTCTTTTTCCATCTTTACTTTTAAAGCTTCTAATAATGTTTCCATTGCTGTGTCTCCATAATGAGAATAGGTGTTAGGGATTTGTTGATCATTCCATACTCCCCAGTAGTCTGTAAAGGGTGAAATATATTTTTGATCAAATAAAAATCTAGCAATTCGTCTTTTCTTTATAAAATAAGAGTAGACAAACGAAGCGAGCTCTTTTGATATTGCTCCTCTTAATACTTTGTATTTATTTTTTTTGAATGACATTTTTTCCTTTCTTTAATTTATGTTCTATTAATGTGTCAACAAAATCTGGAGTACGTTTTTTAGGATGTTGTCCTAAGGTGGCATGAATGTACGCAACTCTAACTGGATCTATATCCTTTAGTTTAATTATATTAACTACCTTATGGTTTTTGGACATTTAATACTCCTTTTGGTATCGCTTGACAGTTCCAATGAATGAATCTAAAGGGCTCATAGCCCATATCAACCGCATACATATGAGGCATATACGATGGAAAAAATATCATTCTTCCAGGTTTTACTTCATAATTAACTTGATGGCTAGCATAAGTTATTTTAGTCATATCTTTTTGAGGTAAAAGATTCATCATGTTTCCTGATCTTGGGTCTTCGAATATAGGTCGTGATGTTCTCTCACTAGCTTTTAAAAAATAAAAACCAGACATATGCCCATTCCAGTGGGTATGTAAAGTATGGTGTCCCCCACCTTTTTTAGCAAACTCCTGTACCCACATTTCTGTAGTAAAGACTTGGTAATTAGTTAAATCAAAACCCATTTCTAATAATAAATTATTTGCGGTTGCCCCTATATAATTTGTAAGTTCTAAAAAATTAGGATCTCCTATTAAAGTAGTTGAATGAAAAACATGGCCCATATCTCCTTTATCTCCAAATTTTTTATTTCTTTTATCTATATCTTTTTTTAAATTCTTTTTAGCTACTTCAATATATTTATCTGAAGCTCTATTTAAATCATCTACAAATGCACGTTCATCAGCAAACCATACAGGACATTTAAAAAGGTCTTCTTTATTTAATTGTTGTGGAAATGATTTTGCACTTCCACAGGATATCTTATCCAATTCTTTTTGAGTTTTTACTTTTCTTGCTTTTTTTTGTTTCTTTTTCATTTATATGGCCACCCTAAATTCCAGATTACTAAACTATGTCTTGATCCTTTTTTAACTGGACATACTCTATGCCAAACAAATCCAGGAAATACAACCAAAGATCCTTTAGGTAATATCTCTTTACATTTAACAACATTTCTTTTTTTATCAGGGTCCATATTTCTTAAATCAAATTCTAACTCACCACCTGTGTAATCCTTTGGATCTGATAAAGTTACTGTTACAGATAACTTTCTAATTTTACCGTTTGATGGATCTCCTTGTTGTCTTTGATAAGGTTGATCCCAACCATCACAGTGCCAATCATAATACTGACCTTTATTATATTTTGTAAACTGACAAGCTTCACTAAAATCCCATTGAAAATTCCAACCTGCAGATGCATTAGCTTGATGGACATAAGGTTGTATCTCTTTATATATCCATCTATCACTCATCCATACAATCTCTGAATTTCTTTTCTTTTTTAAATCTTTAACTTGTTTTTGATTTAATTTTTTTGGATCACCACCATAACCACCAGTAACTGCCATTTGATCTTGTAAAGATTTTCCATAACGTACAATATCATCACAAATTCTGTGAGGAATTACTGATTGAAAATACCAAAAATAATTAGTTAAGTTCATATGTCTTTATACATATATTATATCACAAATTAAATAGAGAGTAAAGAAGAAAACTAATAAGAATTGATCTAGATCAATTATGAAACTGTTAGTGTAGCGTTAGCTGTAAATTTAGCTATTTTGTCTCCGCCCGGGTGTGTTGATATACACGAAGCAGCACAAGGAGTTCCAGCAAAAGTAACTGCACTTGGTCCTCTAATAATAACTATTCCTGGTTGACCTGCAGTACATGGTCCTCTTCCACCATTTCCTGAATTTGCTGTAGCAGGGGCTGGACCCCCAGCAGCGTAAGTTACAGCGCCACCTGTAATATCATTAGGTGCTCCTGCTCCACCAGTTACACCTTCACCACAACTAAAACATGCTCCTGCTCCACCAGCGCCACCTCCACCACCGGCTCCACCAAAAGAACCTGGTTGCCATTTACCTGCACCTCCTGGATTACCTTGAGACACAGGACTTGTTGGAGGAGTATTACCTGCTCCACCTGGAACAGTTGTTCCTCCTGAATTTGATGATCCTGAACCACCTCCAGAACCTCCGGCAGCTCCTTTAACATTAGTAGTTGGTACACCTGGATTACTTGATCCTGGTACACCTCTACCACCATAACCACCACCTGTTGATGTAATATGATCTTCGATAGTGGAATCTGTTCCACTACCCGCAGCACAAGATCCTGCTTGTGGACCTCCTGCTCCTCCGCCTCCAACTGTAATTGTATAATTAATGCCGTCCCTTGTAAAGGTGCCGGACCATAACCAGATGCTCTATAACCTCCTGCACCGGCTCCAGCATCTCCTGATCCACCACCCCCGGCTACTACTAAATAATCTACTGTATAACTTACTATTACTGAACCATCGGGCCATGTTCCTGCCTCCTGGGCTTGAAATTGTGATTGCATTGACCACACACCACTTGCTTTATTTAATTCTTTTATCATCACCGTACCACTACCTCCAGCACCACCAGTACCATTGTAGTTTCCTCCACCGCCACCACCACTATTAGCTACACCCGCTCCTGCAGTTGGACCAGAGATAGCATTTCCTCCACCACCAGCTCCACCACCGCCTGTATAACCAGACTTACCACCTGAACCACCACCCGCAAATTGACCACAAGCTGTTGCTCCTGCCGTGGGTGAGTTAGCTGTATAAAAAGGTTGGGGTGCTGCACCAAATAAACTTGTTACGGGAGATCCTGCTCCACCTGTTCCACCTGCACTTGGAGGATTGGCGTCTCCACCTGCACATGCGTGTCCACCTCCACCACCTCCAGCTCCAGGAGCTGGACTATCTCCACCAGGATTTCCTTGTGAAGGATTCGTTGGAGGAGTATTTCCTGCTCCACCGGATCCGTCTCTTGCGGCGCCACCACCGGAACCACCTGTTGCGCCATCTCTTGGAGGAGAAGCATCATAATGACCGCCTCCGCCGCCACCATCTGAAGTAATATCAAAACCAACTGAATCAGTTCCAGGTGTTCCTGCAGCAGCACCTGGAACGGGTGCTCCTGCTCCACCTGCACCTATTGAAACTGGATAAGCTGTGGCTCCACAAACTGGATGACATGCAATAGTTCTAAGTCCACCTGCTCCACCACCACCTGAGTAACCACCACCTCCAGCACCTGCAATAACTGCAACATTAGCCAGTTTAGTTCCGGGTTGTGTTGTGATTGTACTTGATCCGGTAGCTGTTACTTTTGTAACTTTATCTTTACCGAAAGAAGTTACATTCGTTTTTCCGATTAAGCCGCCGTTTGTTGATCCTGCTGGATGTGCCATTTGAGTCTCCTTATGCGGACACCCAAGTTAATCCTGATGTGTCCCAATTAAATGAATTATGTGCTGCTTCATCATCTGTAGCAATCCATCGTTGATTACCTTCATCCCATTCTATCGCATAAAGAGCAACTCTTGCATCTCCTACTGCTTTACCTTCTGGAATTATTCCATTATCTGAATGTTCTTGTGTCCATGTTGAAGCATATGGTTGGGGTGAAATAAATTTGTTTTTTGCAGCATCAAAAGTATAACCTTTGCCTGCATATTGTTTTCTAAAATTATTATTATAAGAAGTTTGTTTCCAGTTTCCACCTTTGAAAAAGTTTTGACACCATGTTTCTCCATCAACGTGCATATCGTTTTCCCCTAAAGGTCCAGCTGCTGTGGTAACATCGTTACCCACAACGATCACTCTTGTTACTATATTATTACTATCTAGTTCTGCGAAATGTGCCATATTTTAACTCCCTAAAATTTAATTTATAGTATAATTTGTTTATAGTGTCAATGGACCCGTTCTAAACCCAGTTTCCATCTTTTACATACTCATAAACTGTATTCATTTGCCATACACCAGAAGCTGCCGCTGCTTCTTTAACAACAATAACTCCTTTACCTCCGCCTCCTCCTGCTTCACCTGGGTTTCCTGGTGTAGCATTAGCACCGCCACCACCACTGCCAGTATTTTCTGTTCCAGCAACTCCTTTAGGTACAGAAGGGTTTGGTCCTGGTGA